GCGAGTAGAAACCAATCGAACCAATGTCAGCCACGCTGCTGGCGTTGACGATGCCAGCGAACTTGAGACCGATGTTGCGGTACCCGTTGCTCTCGCCCGGCGTCGGCCACTGCACCAGCTGCGGCTGGTCGAGAGTAAAGGTCACCTCGGTGTTTGCGCCAATGGTGAGCGCAACCTCAAACGCCGAACTGCCAATCGTGTTGTCCTGTGCCTCGGTCCAATCCGCCTGCGTGCTCTCCGCGAGGTCAGCAACCTCAACCTCAATCGAAGGCGAGCTGGTCAGCGAAATCATGGCAATGCCCATGCCGTAGGTCTGCTGCGCATCGAGCACATCTGACAGTGCAAAGCCCGGGTCGTAGGTCACCTTGGCAAGAGCCGAGGTAGAGGAGCCAAGCTGCAATGTGGCCGTCAGAGATGCGTTGATGCCAATAAGCGGCGCAGGGTAGGCGTAGGTGGGCACCAACGGCGTGCTGCTTGTGACCGGCCGCCACTGCCCCTTGACGCTCCACTCGACCGTAATCTTGCCGCCTGCCTCAAACGAGAACTTCGGAATGCACACGCAGCCGCTTGCCTCGTACCGCTTGGCACCAATCTCCTCGTAAGCAATCGAGAAGGTTGAGCACTGGTTGTTGGCACTCGTGCGAGTGGCAGCAACATCGTAGATAGCCTGGCTAACAAACTTGAAGTCATTGTCTGTAATGAGGCTGGCCGGCGCAATCTTGAACGGGCAGGACCGGAACAGAGCGTAGAGAACCGAGTTGGCACTCGTCGGGTTGGCCGTGAACACGCCAGGCGCTCCGGTCAAGAAGTTCCAGTAGAGCTCAGTCGTGAAGCTGATGTCCCAGCCGATGCCGCCCGTCTTGGCCGCGAGCTCACCACCGTAGGGCGTCATCACATCAGCACGACGGATGATGCCAGGACCACGAGGCGTGAACTTCGGCGTGCCAACCACCGGCACGAAGTCAGTGCCAGCAGGTGCAACGTAGGTGCCCGGCGTGGCCTCGAGCTTGATGTATACGCCGCTTGTGTTACTCGCATTCAATACTTGAGCCATGGTCTACCTCGCTATGCCCCGTCGTTGGTGGACGAGTATTGTTGCTCGAACAGTCTGCTGTATCACTGTCTGCCCCGTGTCATCGAGGCCAACGGCAAAGTCAGTCGGGGTCACACCTGACCCGGGCAGGCAGTTGAAGATGCCCGTTTGCACAAAGTTAGGTGTGTTCTGATTGCGGGAGTCGTAGTTGACTAGGCCATACACAGGCGAGGTCAAGATGATGAGGATGCCCTCGATGTAGGCACGCAGGCAGGTCTCGTAGACCTCCTCCGTGAACGGTGCCGTAGTCGACAGAGGCTGCGCTACCCCGTTGTTGTCGTAGTAGCCCCAGTCGGCATTCACCGACACCTCCATCTCGTGCACCTGGTCCATCGCACCGAGCGCGTCGATAATCTCGCTCGTGGTGCGCAGCACGGTCAAGCCAAAGGCAGGCTGCTGCTCGGCCGTCCACTGAGCACGACGGCTCGTGTAGATGTTGTCGACATCAGGCGCTGGCAGCCCCGGCACGCCCATGCCAGTCAAGAAGGTGTTGCTGCACACCGTCGGCCAGTTAGCCACCACCAGCGCCTTCGCTGTGTTGCTCGCTACCTGTGGACCCCAAAAGAGCGAGGCACTCATGGCTTGCCTCCAACGCTCATCAGGTAACGCACTGCAAACTCGTTGCTCGTGATACCGACCTTGGCACCAGACGCCTGCATCATCGCAAGGTCCATCATGGCCTTGCGCACCGCGTCGATGAACGGGTCACCAAAGCGCACCAGAGGCCGCTTAGGGGTAGGGATGGTCACAGTGCCACTCTTCTTGCGAGAGGTGCGGCGCGTGTACGCTCCAACGCCTCTGTCGTGGTTGGCAGCATAGGCCACGTTGGTGCCCATCTCCACCTTGTTGCCCTGCACATTCCACACATAGCCGAGAGCCGGATTGGGTATGCACATCGACGGCCAGAGCCGCTCCTTGTCTCCCTTGGTCGTGCTCTGCGGCTTAGCATTCCAACGCAGAATGCCGCCTGGCTGTATCGTCTTGACGCCAAGAGACCACCGCTTGATGGGCAGCCAGTATCGCTGCTCCTGCCGAGTGTAGCCCGGCCACTTAGGGCCTGTGCTGCTACCCTGCGTGGCGAACATCACACGACGGCTCTCGGCCCATGCCAGGCTCAAGGGGCTGCTCTTGTCGCCCCAGAACTTCTGCCACTCGCCTGCGTTGCGGATAGCCGCCTCGAGCTGGTAGATGCCCTGATGGCTGTTGTCCTTCATGGTTATCTTGAAGCTGCTCATGCCTACATCTTATCGGTGTTGGCATTCACTGCAAGCCGAGAACCGCTGTTGAGCGTCTTGAGAGTAATCTCGGCCGTGTAGTCGGCATTGCTGTGCAGGATGTTCGGGGCGCTCGTGCCCGTCGGCCGCGTCGAGCCCATGTCGCCCGGCAGCTTGCGCAGGCGGTCCATCAGGTCGTAGGCCTGCTTGTCCCACTCATCAGCCGCCGTGTTGCTGTTCTGGTTACGCATGCGCACCACATCAGCCGCCAGCTTCAGCAGGATGTACCTGCCTGCCATCCGATACATCGGCAGCGTCGACTGCGCATTGAGGCCCTGCGGAGACACACCCATGCCCTCGAGAAAGCCGTTGATTTCGGCTGCGTGGTCCTCGATGATGCTGTCAGCCTGCGCTGACGTAGGCGTGCTATCGTTGGCAAACGCTATCTTGGGTAGCAGCCTGCCAATGTCGGTGCGCACAATGCCAAAGGTGTAAATCGCCATGGTGCCTCCTTGAGTAGAACTGGGCGGGGGGATGAGCACCCAGCCCTACTCGAGAAGGGCGAGCCGTAGCCCGCCCCCGTCAATGGCCTACGAGAGGCCGGTAGCGAGACGAGCCCACTTGTTGGCCGTGCCGCCAAGGACGGTCACGCCAAAGTCGGACTCGACGTACATGCCGACGCCAGCCGGGTTGTAGGCCGAGTAGCTGAAGAGCTGGCCGAGAGCAGCGTTGGGCTCCGGCGTCATCGTCTGAAGGAAGCCGCTGTCGCCATAGGCCTCGGCAACCTTGAAGAGCGCGACGTTGCCCGTGGTCATGACAACCGAGCCAGTCTGAGTGGCGATGGTCGGCAGGTACTGCGGCATAATCTTGAGCTCAAGCGGAACGATGAGCTTGGTGGCAAAGAAGGCATTGAGCTGGCTCATGTCCGACGCGCCAGCGCGGTACTGCGCAGTGCCGTCAGACTTGGACGCGATGCCGTAGCCCATCTGGAACACTTCGTTTTTCTGCATCAGGATGTTGGCAGTCGCAAGGTTGCAGACCGCAACCCACTTGCCGCTCTCGATGTCGCAGCCGTCAGCCGCCGATGCCAGGAGGAAGTCGTTGAAGTCCTTCTGAAGCGTCGCAGCAGCCGTGCTGCCGCCGGTGATGGCGCCGTTGGAGCCGAAGTTGGCCGTGTCGTTGAGCGCAGCGCCAACAACCGCAGCGTGCAGCTGGGCACCCTGCACCGCGAGCTTCTCGGCATAGCGAGCCTGGATGTCCTCACCACGACGGGCGAACTCCTCAATCTGCTTGAGAGTGAGAATCTGGTGGCCCCAGCGGTACAGGCTGCTGTTGTAAGCGGCCGAGGTCACACGAAGGCCGCCCGGCATCGCAGGAGTGTCGTAGTTGACAGCCTGCGGCACCTGGTTGCTGACCTGCCCGCCACCGGCCTGCAGGAGCGCGTCGTTCTCAGCGAAGTAGTGGTAGTAGCCCTGACGGGTCTCGACCTTGACCACCGGCGAGAGCTCGGCCGCAACCTTGCTCGAGGAACCAGTGCGGAAGAGCGAGATGCGCTGGAGGATACCAGGACGCAGACCACCGGTGTTTACACCAACTGACGGGAAAGCATAAGCCATGACGAGACCTCAAGGTTGAGCACCCTAGGGTGCAGGTTTGTTAGGGTGCGACGTATTGCTGAAGGTACGGCTGGAAGCGCATGAGGCACTGTTCGCTCGAGTTGGCATCGGTCAAGGCAAGGCCCCAGACCCAATCTGCCTCGGCAAGCACAACATTGCTAATCGACGTGAAGGTGCCATCGGCATCGGCAGCGTCGATGAGCAAGAAGTCACCTGCGACAACGCCACTGTTGGAGCTGATGAGCACCTGCACGACGCAGCCCAGCTGGTCCACGAGCTCAAGCGCAGCATCACCAATGGCCGAGGGGTAGGTGCCCGGCGTGAGGCTGTCAGTGCCCGTCACAATCACAGCGTACGGAGGGGCCGCAGCTACGTCGGCAATCTTCACCAGATTGGGCCCCTGCAGGTACACACCACAACCCTCTTTGCCGGTCATGTCCGAAGCAATCAGGTTGATGATGTTCGGTGTCTTGTATGTGGTTGCGCCAAGAGCCATGGCTTAGACCTGCCTGCCGTAGGGCTGGAAGCGCATCAGGAACTGACCACCGGCAGGCGCCGCCGTGAGCGCAATGCCCCAGTAGTACTCGCCAACCGCAACATTGCCCGCGCTCGTAATGAACTTACCAGCGCTGTCGACAGTCACAAGCATGTTGACCGTGATGGCCCCAGCGCCAGCCTGCGCCTGGACAACGCAGCCATAGGCGTCGACAATCTCGAGCGCGCCAGCTGCAATCGGGCCGGCGCCGCCAGCAACCGAGTCGGCTCCGACAACGACGATGCCATAGGGCAGGTCGGCAGGCGCGTTGGCAATCTCAACACGGCCCTGCGTCGCAGTGGTCAGCGTGAGGCCGCAGCCCTCGCTGCCCGTCAGGTCGGCAGCAATCGAGGTGATTTGAGCGGGAGTCTTGTAAGTAAGGGGTCCGAGAGCCATGGTCAGTCTCCTTGCCCGTCATGGGCAGTTGGTTGTTAGTTGCTACCGCGAGTCGACTTCATCTCGAGCACCGCGTCGGGCGTCCGGCCCATCGAGAGCCACGAGGCAGCGAGGCCAACCGTG